ATTCCACTTTGCTAAGTCATGCTCATGCAAGATTACAGGATCATCTACTTCTTTCAAAAGCACAGTAGCTGGAATATCCTTTGAATTTTTATTACGCTTAAACCAAATACGCATACATAACTCCCTTCAATTATCTAAAATAGCGAGGTTCGCCGTAACGATATCCTGCGGGCCTAACGCCCTTGATGATATCAAAGAGTTGATTCTTTTCAAGACCAGGCCAATCACTTGTGAAAAACTTAACATCATAGCCATAGCGATTGTCGCTAATGCCTCCGCCAGTGCCGGTATGAATACCAACATTACGGAAAACATCACTGCCGAATCCAAGATCGTGACTAAGCTGGAATTCAATACGACCTCCCCAACCAGGGTATCCAGTCGGCTTATCATTATCTCGGCCCCAATTAGAAACTCCATTTCGGGGACGACTATGACTGTTGCTCACGTTATCGCTCCAGTGAACATCAAGATAAGTGATCTTGATCCAAAACTTGTCACGAAGATGCTCACGCCGATCACGCCAGCCAACACGGCCGTTGTGAATGACACGATCAAAGAAAAACTCAGGATGAGTTTCAATCCACTCAATTACCTTTTCAAAACTATCCTGATTAATCAGTTCTTCAAAAATCTTGTTCTGAATGCGGGCGCGGATGGCGCGATGAATGCGGTCTTCCCGAAGTTCACGAAGATGCTTTACATATGCTTTCTTAGTCGCATACACCTGCTCGGTCCAAGGACACTTGAATGCAGTGACAATCTTAGCATCATCCACTGGAATAAGAACGGACCGTTCGTTACCCTTATATGCTTTAATCTTAGGCATCTTAACCCACCACACTGTCAATAACGTTAACAAGGTCTTCTGCGAAAATATCAGTCATGCCCTTATCGGTCTTGATATTAGCACCGCGAATACGGAAGAATTCAATGTCATAGAGGTCAGTGCCTTCATTGTACTTGATATACACATAGCCCTTCCACTTGACCATACCAGAAGTCTTAAACTTAAGACCATCGCCCATATTGACGAGTTCCTTAGCGCCCCAGGCAAAAGTTGCCATCGGGTCAATCGTCTTGATTTGCGAAAGAATCGTTTGAGCGATAGTCATAGTCACTGTCTCCTTGCTATATATTTGTTATAGCAAAATGGGCAAACAATGTCAACCGGTATTTTACCTTAGTCGTTCTTTGAGGCAGTGATAGGCTTAAACAAGAAACCACACAACATCATAATACCCCAAGCCTGCAACCAGCCAATCTCAACGAGTCCGGGGATAGCAGGAACAAGTGCAGCGTTCCAAAGCAACATTACCGGAAGGCTAAGAAGCAGTCCAAAAAATACAATGACCCCGGCAGCGGCCGCAAGCAGACCAACAATCTTAACAAGAGTATTCATTTTACGTTCCTTACGATTAATAGTTTTTTGCGTCACCCCGCCGGGAACCTTATAGTGTATCACGTTACAATCTCAAAGTTATGATTTAGCCAACGTATATCGCCGGTCTTTACGCTCTGAATGTATAGCATATTAGGTGCAGGTGTGACACGTGGTTCAAGCACGATCCATTCGTTACCGTGTTCGTGAATACGATTTTTACCGTGTTTGGTAACGCCTTTAAGTTTGATAATCACTTTGATACCCTACGTTCAAGAAGCATCATGCAAGCGGTATTTTCGTCAGGCCAAAAGTGAGTGCATTCACCATTCTTCTGATACTTGAGCTCTTTGGCCATCTTGTTGACGATATGAGTTGCGCGGGCGAGTTCCATAATATTTAATTCCTTACTATCCACCAGATTCTGAAAAAGATAAGGCTAAGTGAGTAATGCCAGCATGGCTTATTGGGCTCGGCTGGGTCGGCATAGAATGACTTACTGAATCCAAACTTAACTAAAATAGTGGTTTTGTACCAGTTGAAATCAAAGTTGCGATACCGATAAAAGCTGCTGTTACAAGGACGAGCAGCAGAATTATCAATATACTGGATCATCTTACATGCTCCAATAGCTTTCCGAAGAAGGCGAGCAATACGAGGGAGTGTTCACGCTCTCGCGGAAAGTCTTACCACTCATGAGGTTGACACGCTCAACAGTCTGATCAATGTTCTCATAGAAGTAATTGATTTCAGCAATCGCATAGACAAAGAGCGGATCACGATCAGTGTTAAGATCAGTGACAGGAACAGTCTTGCGAAGACGAGAGATAGCAGACTTAGCAGCAGCAAGAGTCTTATACGACTTGTTGTGTCCACCGAGAATCTTAGAAGTTTCGTTGTTGTAGATTACATACGACATTTTGTATCTCCGTCTTTTCAGCTTATAATTCACTATAGACAAAAAGGTACCCATTGCTGCAAGGTCCTTGTTCTCAATTACTCGCTTGCACAAGTCTCTAAGATCAACTAGGTGCTGCCTACTAACATAGTAGTATCCGCAATCATCCTTACCTTCTTGAACCTGTTCTACGAACCAACGATGAATTTGGTTAGCCTTACGCCAATAACCAGCTTTGATTACGATTTCCTTAACTTCAAAATCTTCGGGAATCTTAGCAAGCTTTTGGACTTCGTTAGCGATAGTCTTATCTTCGCTTTCATTTACCTTATCCATTGCTAAATAGCAGGATGCTTCATCCTTATAAGCAATTTCTTTCTTGCTAATAAACTCACCCTGTGGAGTGAGGAAAAAGATAATGAGCCAAAACTTCACTGGTCGAGCCTCCGTTCGATACGATATTCTTCATCGCTAAGGCAATGAAACTGCGCCTGCAATTTGCTGTTGACGATGGTCTTAGTGACCTGCCCTGCAAACTCTACGCACTGCTCTTTACCGGCAGTCTCATAGATATCCTTAGCAACAAACTCGCCTTCCTGTGTAAACAGATATACTACCAACCAAAAAGTCATTTTACTTCACCTTTACGAGAGACTGTGGGAGAACACAACGCTGACCAGCATCAGTGCGAACGAGAACCATCCCCTGAGCATAGCAGGCTTCGGTGATCTTTTGTGTGTTTTCTCGGTCAGCCTGACGAGCAGCTTCATGTGACTCGGAAATATTGACTATCGTATAGAGGAAAACTCCAGCCAAAATCAGCGCCAACGTAAATCCACTGAAAACCTTATCTACAACAAACTCAAGAAACTTATCCATTCTACTTCTCCTTACTTACCGAAAAACTTAATGCGCTTACGATATCCTACCTGCCAAACAGCAGCGATATCATCAAGACCGATCTTGATAGGGCGATTACGCTCGTTTGCGCTCTTCCAAGTAACCTGACTGTTTGAAATTTCAAAGTCGGTGCATTCAAAATCGTGAGTATATCCGTTCTTGTATACAATGCGGACACGAAAGATAGTTTCAAGCTTCATCTTACGCCTCCTAAACGACCTTAACCATGCTAGCAGGGACACGATAGCGACCATACTGCGTTTCAACAACGAGGTTCTTAATCTTAACGTCCATCACAGTACCGTTGTAGACACGATTGCGACTAGTAAACGTGACCTTATCACCCTTCACAACGCTACGAACAACAGCCTTAGTAAGCTGCTGACGGCGCATCTTGATATATTCGTTGAGGGTGTTCAGTTCATCGTTCGAAGCCTGGGTCAGAACGAAGTGCGAGAGAGTTTCAAACTTAGTCATATCAATGTCTCCTTGCTATATATTTGTTATAGCATTTTGGGTAACCAGTGTCAACCGAAAAATTACAGTTCGTCTTTTTCAAGGATAGCAATAGCAATATCTTCTTCGTTACGCAACTCTTTGGCAAGGTCGCTCAACACGGGGTTTTGAGAGTTTTGGAGAGCCTCGCAGATTGCCTGAACCTCATCAAACGAAAGAACTTTAGTGCAACGCATAATATCTCTCCTTGCTATACACTCTTTATAACAAAATGGGTAACCAATGTCAACCAGAAATATCCAAACTACGCAAAAAAGTTAGGACCTCTTCCTCAGAGTTGTAGATACCATGATGGCTGATAGGGTTAGTCAGTGCTACATGTATCTGACTACCAAACTTGCGTATGATACCGCATCCCGAGAATCGTCCTGATCCAGGAGTACGGTTGTTCCAACGAGTGCGCTTATAGTGGGTGAACGGCAGGTATTCGTGTTCAACACCCAACAGTTCAGCGCACTTGTTATAGAAATCCTCGTTATCCATGCTCATTCAACAATCTCGTTACAAACTCGTCATCAGCTTCACCCAAGTCTTTGTCTTCGGTGAACACTGCAACATCACCAAACTTAGCAAGCCTACGACCAGCACTATCGTTATCGCACACTGCTACAACTTTGCGGTTCAGCATAGACAACCAGTTACGCAAGTCCTTAGTAGGGTTGTTCGTCAATGCTGCTAGGGCGCTGTATCCACGCTCTGTCAGACGGGCAGCGTCAAAGATACCCTCTGTCAGAAAGACAACGTGAGGGGTCAAATGAAGCGATTCTAATCCCCATACAGCGAGGGTAGGCTGCTTACGATATGTGAAATAGCGAGCCTCTTTGGGATGATTGTTCTTAGTCTTGTCAGCATCAGGACGATACTGCTGGTACCCGATGATACAACCACTCTGATTGTACAGGTAAAAGGTCGCTGTCCTCTCAACTTCGTCTATCGCGGGGCGATGAAGTTCAAGGTCAACATGACGATCTTTTAGATGTTCAAGTACCGTTTTCATAGATTGACTCTACACCCAAATGAGTGTAGAGTCAACCGTTTTTATTAGAATTTAACTGTGGCTTCAATGCCGAATGTACGAGGAGGATTGAAGTTAGCATAATCTCCGAGCACCAATCCGTTAGCATTAGAGCGTCTAAAGATAAATGACTTGTTTAGAAGATTACGAGTCCACAATGCAACTGATAACTTTTGCTTCGCAATCTTAATATCGTCTAATGTTATACGACCATTAATAATGAAACTCGCATCACCTCTTACATTCTCATTATCAAATGCGTATGAAGGAGAAGCATAGTTAGCATCAATATGAAATCTTGCAACAGTGTCAGAGTTTCCAACAAATGTTTGATAATCAATTGATGCAGTCAATGCGTGTTTTGGTGTATAAACAACGAACACCTCTTGAAATACCGGAGTAGTGATAGCCGGTGTCAATGATGCATTAAGTTGTTCCTGCACTGTGTTACGAGCCAGTGGCATATCTACATCAGTATATGCATATGATATAGTAGATGAAAGACCTTCAAGTGGTTGTACAGTTAAGTCAGCTTCGATACCTCTGATCTTTGTTGTACCTTCAGCATTAACAGTTTCAAGTGTGTTTCTAACCGTTCCGTTTGGTTGCGGAATAAAGAAGTTAAAGTCAACTTGGCTGTTTGTTCTATCCATGTGATAAAGTGCAGTGTTAAAACGAACCGCACGATTGAATAGTTCTAGCTTAGAACCAATTTCATAACTCTTTACTTCTTCTGGACCAAAAGAACGATAGTTAAGTGAGCGTGAACTGGCACCACCTGCACGATATCCTGTTGTATACTTTGCATATACATTAATATCTCTGCTAAGGTCATACGCAAGTGTTACGATTGGATCAAAACGCTTGTTATTTTGTACAAACGTAAAGTTAGTTGATACACCGTTCACCTTGAATAGTATACCATCTTTCTTGTCTTGCGTGAAACGGCCACCTAAGGTCAAGTGCAAGTCATTTAGATTGTATGTTCCTTGACCATAGAGTGCGTAACTCTTAGCATAAGCAGTTGATGCACGAGCAACAATCGCTAGTGGATATGTTGCAGGATCTACGATAGTGTATCCAGTGCCTGTTGCATTCCATCTATTTGTATTTGGAGTCTTCGCTTCGTCGCTTGCGCTTTCGTTGAAGTAGTAAGCACCCAAAACATAATCAAGGTTGCCAGCAGTTCCTACTAACTGTAGCTCCTGACTAAATTGACGTTGGTCTAATCTAGCAATTGAATATCTGCTAAATGTAGCGTTTGGCAAGAATACAGGAATACGGTTAGCACCACCTGAGTTATCAAATTGACGATCACTTACAGTACGCCAAGCGGTGATTGAACGTAATTCAGCATCGCTGGAAACTGCATACTTAACAGTAGACATTACCCCGAATGTCTTACCTACGCTAGGCTCTTGCGGAACACCGATCGCAGCAACATCTGCTCTCTCAGGTTGAACCTGTACCAATGAAGGTAGCGGAGCAATGAATCCACTTGGGATTCTGTTACCAGCGGCAGCAATCTGTGCAAGTGTTGCTACTGGACGATTGTATGGGTTGTAGTTGATTAGTTGGCTTAGAAACGGGGTGTTGTTATCTCTGCCAAGGTCTACTGCAATATCCGCTGTCAAGTTAGTAGTTGGCTCCCAACGAATAGCAGCACGACCACCATAGCGATGAAAGTAGTTCCAACCATATTGACCTTCTAATGGGTTTTTGGTTGTTGCATTTTGATGCTGAATTGCACCGTCTAATTTAATTGAAAAGCCTGCAAACTTAGGTAAGTTCAAACGCAAGTTACTGTTATAAGAACCATAGTTGCCAAATCCAGTTGTTGCTGAACCTCCCCATTCTCCTGTTGGGGCCTTACTGATAATATTGACTGCGCCGCCTTCGGTATTACGACCGAACAGTGTTCCCTGAGGGCCACGTAACACTTCAATACGTTCAATATCTAAGAACCCAGCATTAAGACCATGCTGACGACCTAGATACACGCCGTCAATGTAAACACCCACACCCTGTTCACGAGCGGGCTGATTTGCGTCACCCGGAACAATACCGCGCATACCAACTGTGAGTGCGGACTGTCTGGATTCAAAGGTTGCTACTCGTAAGCTTGGGATAGCACCATCAGATAGATCAAGTAAACTTTGCACTTGACGCTTCTTTAGGTCTTCGCTTTGCATTACTGCAATTGAAATTGGGGTATCTTGTAGATTAGTTTCTCTTTTTGTAGCGGTCACTACAATTTCTGCTGCTTCATCAGCAATATAAGCTTCTTCTGCCTGTGCGGTCCCATAGGAAAAGCACAGCACAGCGGCTGTGATAATAGTTTTTAACTTCATTTCTCTGTCTGTCTCCGTGTCGCTGTTAATTTTGTTCAACGACAAATTTATTTAGCACCAAAAGGAAAAACCCTAATATTAACAGTGGGTTTTTTGCGTTTTTGAAATTATCCTTGATAGCACAAATTGTTGCTCATCAGCATTCTTGTTAGTCTAGGTAGCAATCTCATCAATGGTTCTCCCGCATCCTATACAGACGCGGGAGTTATCCAGTTTACATATTTTAGTGCAAGGTGCCTTTACCAAGTTACCGTAAATCCATTGCTATCAGCAAACCTAGCCTTTATAAAGCCTACTTCTTTGTCTACAGCTTCTTCGGACCAGTCTCTAAAACGATATGCAAATTTAAACTTACCATTGTGATAAATGTTTACTACGTAATCTAGGTTCTTACTAGATCCGGGAGAAGCCTGCTTCGTTACTGTACGATATGAATTCATAACATCCTCCCTTATTAACATAGTATTTATTACGCAACGATAATTTTAGTCTCTTTTTGTAACGATACGATCAACGAGTCCATAATCAAGTGCTTCTTGGGCACTCATAAACGTATCACGATCCATATCACGTTCAAATTCTTCGTAGGTCTTGCCCTTGCTGTTGTGCTTGACATACAATTCAGTCAAGGTCTTCTTGATATGCATAATCTCCTTGTAAGAGATTTCAATATCAGATGCCATACCCCTTGCACCGCCTGAGGGCTGGTGAATCATGTGTCGTGCATAAGGAAGCATAAGACGCTTATCGGGTGCACCTGCTTGAGCGAGAAACGAACCCATTGAACAAGCCTGACCCATTACGATAGTAGTAACATCGGGCTTGATAAACTGCATAGTATCATAGATTGCCATACCAGCAGTGACACTTCCGCCGGGGCTATTGATATACATAGAGATATCAGCACTCGGATCTTCTGATTCAAGATAAAGCAACTGTGCTACGATAAGATTAGCCATCTGATCGTGTACTTCGCCCTCAAGCAAAATAACACGATCCTTAAGCAGTCGGGAATAAATGTCGTATGAACGTTCACCGCGTGAAGTCTGTTCAAGTACGATAGGAACTAGTGCCAATGTAATAATCCTTTATAATGTTGTCTAGATTGTCATACTACAACAACTAGCAGGATATTACAACTGTTATGGTTACCTTTTCTTGCGTCCAACACCGCCCATAGTATTAGGAGTCTTATCAAACATAGTATCTCTATTTCTTCCTAAAGCAATGTCTTTGGCTTTATCAACAAACTCTTTTTCAGTAGGAGGACGCTTAGTTCTACCAGGACCAGCCGTTTCAGGTTCATCTTTTGGTTTGCCCTGACCCTTATCAATCTTGAATGTATAGTTGCCCTTGATACCTGTGCTATAGTATGTTTTACCTGCACTTAGATATACGCCCTTAATGCTGTCACCTGGATATACAGTACTAAACTCGCTAAGCGTCCACTGTCCTTTACCTTCTTTAGCTTTAGTATAAACTTGGACCAATGCGCCGTTATTGAGAATGTCGGCGGCTGCTTTGCTAAAATCACTCTTATCATTGACTTCATCTGCTGCTTTGTGTGCAACGGCTGCAATCAAGTGATAATATAGATTAACTTTCTCTGGATTATCTGTACCTCTACCCTTTGCTAATTTCACTAATGCGGGTGAAAGATCAAGGTCATCAATCTGATCTAGGCTGATAGGTGCATTATTTTTCATATTCATTATGGTACGTGCATCATCTTCGTCAATGATATCATACTTTACGCCAAGATAAAGGGGAGCGCCTGCTTGCCCTCTTTTTTGAATCTCTCGCATAATCTCAATGGTGTCTTCATATTTTGCAATAAGCTTACGACCATTGTCTGTTTCTTGTAACTCGTTTACACTATCAATCAAGTTCTTTGTACTTGCAGTAGCGCCTTTGCCGCCCTTTGTACTGACTTTGATACTCTTGCCTTCACTATTGGTCATGATACTATCGCTTAGCCCAGCAGTCTTGCTATCATCAAAACTAATCAATGTACCTTCAAACGTTCCACCTAAGAAGATTTCAGCAGCTTCACCTGCATTGCCGGTGTATTGTCCACGCTGTAACGCAATAGGTTGTAGTATTTCGCAGAAGTAATCTCTAAATCCAGTGAAGCTTTCATTGGCAGGAGCGTCAAAGGTCATAGGCAGTGGCTCGCCATTTGCTAGCCCATATGCTACCTTGTATAGTGCGTTATCAGTTCCTAGCTTACTTGCTAGCTGCTTAAGAATATCGTCTACAGTTAGATCAATTCTATCAGTCAACAGGTCTTGTGGAGTAAGACCTGATTGAATCTTTGCTGCTGCTTTACCTGCAAATCTATAATCGCCTACTTGGTTGGGTATATAGTTCCCCGTAAAGTCTGGTTTGATACTTTCAAGATATCTGCCGAAAAACAGTTCTCCCTCAGGAGTGTTGAAGCTAGATATCGCAAACCCACCCGATCTTGGACTTCTACTGTTTAGCCATTGAATATCAGAGCCTAGTTCGTCACTGACTCGGGTAATCATCATGTCAAGTTCGTTTGGTTCTAGTCTTCCGCCCTGCTCAGGAAAAAATCTGATATTGTTGAATACGATTTCGTTTCCCTGGCTATCACGGAATACATCGCCCGACTTGCGATTGGCAAGACCGGTGCTTTCATTTAGTTTCTCTAATTTATCTAGAATGTCGCGCATATTGTATTTATTCTATGGGTATGGGTAAACTCATAAATAGAAATGGAAAAACCAACTTATAGGAGAAAACAAATGGAATTTCTAATTGTAGCAGCAGTTCTTCTCGTTGCTGGATATCTCGGATATCAATATTATCTAGCCAAGCAGGCTGCCCCTACTACATATGATCTGCCCTTATCAGCAGAAGTTGAAGTAGCACCTGTTGAGGCTGCTGCTGTCGTAGCAGAAGCAAAGCCCGAAGTTAAGAAGGCCGCTCCCAAGAAAACGGTAAAGAAGGCAGAAACCGCTGAAAAGCCAAAGAAGCCTGCTGCTAAGAAAAAGCCAACTATGAAGATTGTTAAGTAACACTTATGCAAGAAATCGGCTTTGATATAATAAGCGATTTAAATCTTGACCCAAATGATAGTTTCAATTGGGAAAACAAAGCAACTAGTCTTTACTGCATAGTCGCCGGGAACATCAGTTCCAATCTAAGAACAGTTATTCAGGTACTACTACACTTGTCTACTAAGTACCAAGGTGTGTTTTTTGTTCCCGGCAGACTAGAATATGAAACTTCTGATAATTTTGCTAAAAGAACCGAAGAATTGAGTTCAATTGCTCAAGGCATACCGAACCTAGTAATGCTATATCAGAATGTTATAGTTGTTGATGGTTACTGCTGACACTGAAAAGAAAGTATCTCACTGGGTATTTGGCACATACAATAAGCCAGTAGACACTACAATAGATGAAATCAACTACCTAAGCAATCCATACCATCGCTATGGTCCCTACTGGGCAAAAAGACTTACTGTATTAATTTGATTCAGCTTCTACCTTAACTTGCAAGGGATATCCTTGCGCTCTAGCGTCAAGAGTAACTTCAATACCCTTTTGTTCAGCAATCTCGTATGGAAGGATCGCTACAACCGCACTACCCTTTTCGTGAATGTCAAGTGTGATCTGCGTAGCAGTGTCGGGGTTATAATTAAAATACTCAATCAAGCTGGAAACAACAAATTCCATTGAAGTACGATCATCGTTCAAATAGATGATCTTAAACAGAGGGGGCTCCTTCAATGCTACGTTTGGCTTGATTTTGGTATTGATTTCGGTATTAGCCATTTTAAGTATCCTTCAGATTGTGCTTGCGGGCACTATTACCCGCAAGCACACTTTATCACTATATTATTTATTGTAAGCGATTGCAATTGTTTTGGGCTTTTGTTCCTCAGGAACTTGACGTTCAAGTTCAATTCTGAGAATTCCATTTTCAGCCTTAGCACCGAGCACCTCTACGTGATCGGCAAGAGTGAAAGTACGAGTAAAGTTGCGGGCTGAAATACCGCGATGCAAATACTCTACTTCCTTCTCTAGTTCATCCAGGTCTTGAACCTGTTCACCCTTAATGGTAAGAACATTCTTCTCAACCGTGATATTGATATCACCCTCACGGAACCCGGCAACAGCAATATCAATAGCAAAATGATCCTCATCATGCTTTACGATATTGTATGGGGGATAGTTTGTGTTTGATTGCTGTGCATTAATGCGTAAGATTTCATCAAAAATGTTATCAAATCCTACAGCAAACTTGTGAATTGATGGGATATCAAGGGAACGAAGGGTTAATTCTCTAGTCATGTTTTTATCTCCTTTATTAAGCAAGACTATGTTGTAGACCTCTAATAGCATCTACAACATTATTTATACTACTATTATTTCGCAAAAAAATCTAGTATTTTGGTTAAACTAGTGTTTTAGGGTTCTTAACCAGTGTTTCATCAATCGTGATATTACTGATCTTGTTGTTCTTGTATTTTCTAATATGGAACATGTGGGGCATGAGAACACGTTCTATTTCAGTATGCAGCCCTCTTGCGCCAGTCTTCAAATCAATACAGTTCTGTGCAATAGTCTTCAATGCCTCATCAGTGAATTCTAGTTCAATATCATCAATTGAAAATAGATGCTTATACTGATCAATGAAGCTATTCTTTACATTTTTTAGGACAGATACAAGTTGATCCAAGGTAAGTTCTTCAAGTGTAACTGTTGTAGTGAAGCGACCAATGAACTCAGGAATCATGCCAAATCTAGTCAAATCTTCTGGTGTCAATCCATCTAACGATTCACTATCGTTCTTTGACTTGATAGTAGCACCAAACCCAATCGCAGTTTGATTTACTCTGTTATTGACAATCTTATCTAAACCAACAAAGGCACCGCCTGCAATGAACAATATGTTCTTAGTGTCTACTTCAATTGTGTCTCCTTGAGGATGCTTTCTCTTTGCGCCTGTGCTTATTCTGCACTTCGTACCCTCTACAAGCTTCAATAGTGCTTGTTGCACACCCTCACCGCTAACGTCACGGGTTATACTAGTAGACTCGCTCTTCCTAGAAATCTTATCAATTTCATCAATGAAGACGATTCCTCTTTCTGCCTTACTTACGTCACCATCTGCCATTGATAACAGCATAGAAATCATTGATTCAACATCTTCACCTACATAGCCTGCTTCGGTAAGACTAGTGGCGTCAGCTACTACGAATGGGACGTTAAGATATTTGGCAACTGATTTAGCAAGCAACGTTTTACCAGAGCCAGTTGGTCCAATCAGTAATACGTTGCCCTTTTGTATTTCTAGATCGGGACTGGGATTATTGATTCTTTTATAATGATTGCTAATAGCAACGCTTAATACTTCTTTGGCTTTGTCCTGACCTATGACTAATTTATCTAGGTGTTCTTTGATAGCGTAGGCATCAAAATCTTTGCTTTCAGCCTTTTCATTGGGTTTATTAGTAGCTTCTTCATCAATGAGTTGGTTGCACAAGTTAATGCAATTGCTGCATATCGCAACATCTTCACCTACGATCAGTTTAGTAACTTCGTCTTTGTGGTTTCCGCAGAATGAACAGTGATGTAACTTTTTATCAGACATATCAGTACTTAGTTAGCTTAAAATTAGGGTTTAGAAATCTTGTCTAGGTATTCTTCAATTTGCATCTTTTCATTATCTGAAAGCAAATCTACATCGTATTCACCAGTTTCAATCTTGGATACCAAATACTTGATATACTCATCATCATATAGATAAGATGATGTTACGTCTTTATTAACTTCAATCCAAGATGAACCGCTAAACTTGAATACTCGGTTTGGTAACGTGTCTACCCTAACGAACGTATCACCTTTCTTAGCGAAGCGCGGGAATTCAGTTCCAAAGTTAGTAGAAGTTTGATTGCCACCGTCAACTTGTAAGAATAACTCAGGGTGCATCCCCTTAAGAGCATCCTTGCTGATAGACCTACCTTCAAACTTTACATAGCCTCCGTCTGACTCCTGTAGTGTTACACCTTCTGTTTTTATTTCGGCAGACTTTACTGGTTTGGCGAGTTCTTCTCCGCTGCTGCTTTCTCCTGCTTCACTTTGTTCCATGCTGTCCCCTGACGCAACTGCATCGGGAACAGATGTTTCAGGTACATCCTCTCGTACCACATCATCTGATGGAATAGTATTTGGTTGAATAGTTTCTGAAACATGTTTGTCCTCCTTTGGAACATCATATGCAGTTTCATGCAGTACATTATCTAAGGCTTCGTCTAGAAGCTTGTTAGAATCTTCATCAAGTTTTGTGTTTAAGAATGCTTCCTTAAACTTTTCCTCTGCTTCTTCCTCTTCGTCTTTTTTACGATTACGCAAATCATCGTCTAACCATCTATAACTAGACTGTGCAGCAAGTACTAGGACTAGTGCTAGAGGATCAAAAACTAAAACGATAAGAATGATCATCCAACGCACTGCACGTTCTAATAGATTGGCGTCTGGATTATCGCCGTAGATCATGGCTGCGATGTATTTGATAGGACCGACTTCTGCTTCAATCTTGCGAATCTCTGCACGAATAGGAGCAACTTCTTCGTTAAGTCTTGCGATTTTAGCTTGTTCGGCTTCAATCTCGTTGTTTAATCTATTTCTTTCTGCTGCTTGTTGTCTACGGACTTGAACAGCACGATTTGCACCCCTATCGTCGGTAGTACGACCTAGCAACTGATCAACCTGACTATTCATCTGCTCAAGAGCCTTTTGGTTCATAGCTATGTTTTCGCGGGCAATCTTAATTTGTTCGTCAACTAGTTCTACCTTAGCACCAACGTCACCGCTCACCAGTGTTTGATCACTGTGCGCTTTAGATAAGAATCCGAAGATGCCCATAGATGTTAGGAACGCAAGTGCCACGACAGCAGGAATCAAATATAGCTTAAGCTTCCATCCTGCTCTATCCCAGTATTTGTGTAGCCAAACTGTAGTTACGACTTTAGCTATCTCAAGTGAGCCACCCATGATAATGATTGGAATGACAGCAGCCGCAAAAATTGCAGTCAATCCTAATACAGAATACCAAGCAGCAATTGCACTAAGAGTAAGTGCTACAAGCAGGGTTAGTGTCGGAAAACTAAATATTTTTCTTAAAAGCATGTAGTATTTAGTCTTCTATGACTCTCAACCCAAATAAGTGTCCATATGTTTGATCAAATTCCTCTGCTTGCATCACCATCTTACGCGGAATACCGGGTCCCTGAGTGATATGATAGGTGACCCACGGACCCGTATCCCTACGTTTTATTTGGACAACTTCAATCGTGTCACCATCTTCAAACGTATAAGACTTACCTAATAGCTTTTCTATCCAATCTTGGGTATCCTTCACTGGATCATATTCAGTCTCGTCTTCAAAACCAGACATTTTCATCCCCTACATAAAATTCCTTCATGCGAATCTCTGTCAGTGCAGGATCCTTTACAGCACAGTCATGGCAGATTTCTTCATGGTTCAATCCATACGGACGGCACTCGTCAATGATACCGCAATGTTCGCAACGCTGCGGCGGTTCTTCGTAAATGATTTTAAAAACGGTCATCGTGGACCTCTTACTTCCTTTCCTTGTAGGCTATCTAAAACTATGTTATATAATCCGTAAAATGCTGCTGCTAATCCTACTAATAGAATTAACTCAGGATAGAAAAACAAGGTATATACACTACCGAATAATCCAAACAAAACAGCGAATGTGATTAAAAATGCTTTAAGTTTTATGTTCATCACTTATCATCCCAGTTATGTGTTGCGGGGCGCCAGTAATCACTGTAATGGCCTTTAAACCAACGATACCAGCCAAATGTCAACCATCGCCAACCTAACTTAGTAGGATCACCATCTTCAACATATTCAGGTAACCAAACAAACTTCTTTTTCCAAATAGTTTCCATCACTTATCGTCTCTAAAGCGAACAAAGCGAGGGAACCGCAGGCTGTAGGTTCCGTCTTGGTTCTGTGTAATAGCATCAGCCATAATCTCAACGGTGCGACCAAACACAAAGTTACGGTCTTCCCAAAACTGAATACGATCACTGTCACTAAATCCGCTACCTGCGTTCACAACAATATCCTTACCGTGATCGTTTCCTGCACAGACAAGGGCACCAAGCCGACCCTTATTGCGACCAGTGCCTTCTTCAATGCCGATAACCTGCAAGTCAACAGTGATAGTGGGCTTCCACTTTAGCCAAAACTTGCTACGGGCGCATTCATAAGGAGCATCAAGGTCCTTGATCATAATGCCCTCATAACCAGCCGCTACCATGTCCTGTGCGTACTTGTGGAGCGCCTTCTGACCTTCTTCCGTGTCAAGATCAACTTGAATATGCGGAAGCAACTCTACGTTAGCCATCTTGTCAATAGTAGGCTGCATCTTCTCGAGGATAGCAAGACGCTTGCTCAACTGTGCATTCCAATGTCCGCGAAGGAAATCTTCAATGGGAATAACGTCAAAGATATGAAACACGCTATCGTCATTCTGTACGTCTTCCTTACGACGAGCCTGACGCATCAGTTCCTGAAAGCTATTGCCAACTACTTCACCATCAAGGACAGGAAGCCAACAGCCATAAGAACGCGGACACCGTCAAGCTTAGGCTCAAGACGCTTGATGCCCTTCATTTCAGGACGCCCCTCGCTATTCGTAGCAAGCTGACAACTGAACACGGGAATCTCGTAATGAGTTTTCTTGACAATCTTGTTAAATGTAGTAGTGCTTACGCCACAGCGCATATCACGACGAAGGATAGGAGCAAGGAACAAGTTCCATTCTTCACTATCAAAACGTTCGGACATTTCTTGAATAGCGTCACGAGCAGCATGGCCCGTAATACGGCGGTCACTCAATGACTGCAATAGATCAAAGAATTCGTCCCAAGGATTTTCAGCATCGGTAATTCCCAACGAATCAGGAATCTGCTTTACACCAAACGTTTCATATGGGTTATAACATGCCTTGACGCCGCCTAGAAAAGTAATGGCGTTTTCGCTACCCAAGATAGCAGCTTCAAGTGCTTGCTTGAGAACGTCTTCTTTATGGAGACGACCGTTATCCTCATTCAGTTTCTTAATCCACGAGGCCGACATAAAGTATCCTTTGTTCAATTTAGTTTATCACTATAGCACGATTAAAAGTGCTTGTCAATCCTACAGGAAGCCTATCATAAAGGCAGTGGCTTCATACTCTTTGTCAAAGATGAAGCTATAATCCCAGTCCCGAACTTCATATAAGTACATTTGGTCCCATCTAGTGTTCCAATGCTGCTTGATATGATAACTCATGTTCCTTTCGCGGCACCAATGGTAGGCTTTAGTTGTATTAATAATACCTTTGACACGAACACAATACTTTGGTCCGCGTCTGACAAGTTTATATTTTCTTATCCCCATTTCAACAGAAACCATGCTAAATCTTCTTCTCTGTCAAACACGATAGTATCGCTATAACCATTTCTATCGTATGGAATTGTTGCACCCCAGGCTTTAAGTTCTTTGGGAATATCTTTAATATCATTAGGCAAACTAAGTAAGAAGTTTATCCACCAAACTTGGGTTTGATTATTTTTATCGTTTATGCATAACGTATATGTCATGACCACACCAATGTAAACCAAACATAGTCGGCTTCTTCTTTGAATGCAAAGAACATAATATCGCCGCCGCCGATACCATTTAATTCGTAGTTGCCATGGCCATCCCAAAATCCGCGGTGCCAATCATTGCGCCACTTACCTTGACAATTTTGTTCGCACCATTCCATCATTTGGTCTACTAAATCATGATATGGCATAACTCCGAGCATTCCGTAATCACGAAGCCCTTGAGGATCTAGGGGAAATATGTAAGGGTATCCGTGGTAAAAGGTGTGGGCCCATCTTGCCATAGGCCCAATATCCTTATCGTATCTACGCTCATACTCACGCCAGGTCTTGCAACCGTGCGTTTCTAAGAATCGCTTTTCTTTGTACCCTTTCCAGCGTTTCTTGAGTTGTTCAATCATAGAAACTTTACATGACTAAGCTGGGTACGATCTTCCTTGTGACGCTTGACCTTACCCTTGATACGAATCTTGGAGTCAACTTCAATCTTATTCTGCTGTGCAAAGAACACTACACCGGCATCAGCGATAGCAGTAACATAGAAAACGCCCCATTCATTGCTCCAATTGCAGCGAACAACCTCAATGTCAAGTTCAATCTTAGAGCCAACAGGCGCTTCAATGCAACCAGCATTCTCACGAAGGCGAATGTTCTGTGCTGCACGAGCAATAGAACGTTCGTAGCTAGCAGGAAGAGAGGCAGTAACAGCAATATCATAGTTGCTGTCGGTGGTAGGCTTTTCAACGATAGTGAGCATGGTCTGTTCAAAGTCGCTCAAACGCTTATCAGTCAGCAATTTGAATGTAAGACCGCGGCAATACTGCATGACCTTCTCAGCCATTTCACGGTCTTCGTCACTAATATCAAAATCACCCTTCAAAAACTGGTGAGTAAGAGTCTTATTAGCGACACGATTGACGGTATGGCTATATTCGTGCCCATCGTCATGATAGGTAACATCATCGGTCTTGAGATATTCACCGTTGATACGCTGGGCTGCACAAGCAGCAGCGAAAACATCAGCAGTGTTGTAGACGGGACGAGTGTAACGAGCCATTTGCTATCTCCTTGCTATATATTCACTATAGACAAAAAGGTGCCCGAAGTCAACCAAAAAGTTGCTCCGGGCACAGTTTTTTATTGATTACTTCTGCGAAGCAATAAGCTGATTAAGAGCCTCAACAAGCTTCTCGGGGGTGAGAGTGCTTGCTTCTGCATCAGCAGCTTCCTGAACGCTCTTAGCGAACGCCTCGTCAGCCTTATCCTTGTCAATCTCGTCAACGATTTCGTAACGAGCGCAACGACCCTTAGAGTCATTGTAGTCGTTCGGGATGCTGACAACATCACGCGGATTGATCTTGAGAATGACGATACGCTCACCGCCGAAGTGATTCAGATAATCCTTCGAACAGAAGTGCAGACCAGTAGAGCAAGTGCGGTTCTGATCATCGTCAACGAGATTGCGTTCCATAGAAACGACAGTCACCCCGTCAACAACTTCAACCGTAACTTCGCTGTTCTTACCAGCAGCTTCTTCAAGTGCAGCAGTATCTTCATCAGTCATGTAAGCAGCAGGCTTGTTAAGCACGGTGCCCGAATGACAATCAAGATAGTCCTGACGAACCTTCTTGTAAGCGAGGAAGCAACCATCCGAAGTGATCGGAAGAGTGTTCTTTTCAAGGAAGCCATACAGTTCGTTGACTGCCCGCTTGCTCGGATTCTCCATGAGATTTTCCATGAAAGCAACGAGCGGGTCAACCGGGAAGTCTTCCTGGATCATAGCAACCATACGCTTGGTAAGCGCATTGTGCATTTCACGACCCTTCCAGGTTAAGAACAACCTGCTTAGGTTCGATGATATCCTGAACAGTCTCCCACTCACCAGCCTTGATAGCGGAAAGCAGCTTATTGTATGCAATGTGGCTCTTGCTCACAGTATGCGGCGTAGTGCCGATAACAACAGTGATATTCGAACCCTGGACGATATACGGAAACGACATTAGATTTACCTTTCAGTGAGAGTTAAGAATTAAGTTATAGCACACTACGTTTACATTGTCAACTATTAAATGCCCTTGAAAGCATCAATTGCGTTGATATATTCAGCAATCGCTTCCGCATTGCGGTAGTAACGGCTGAGGTCGTCAAGCAGCGGATAACGATTGCTAAGCTCCTTCATTTCATTAGTATACTTAGCAACTTCATCAGTCACGTTGACATTTCCTGCTTCCACCTTGTAGATGGCGCACAGAGTTTGGAGTCCACGACGAACGTTTGCATTAGATGCCTTAACACCAACAAACTCGTTGTACAGCTTGAGATAGGGGCTATTAGCCGCTACGTGGTTCTGAACATAAGTGAACTTGTAGAAACTATCAAAGCCGATAGCTTCCTTAATCACACCCTTAACATCAATGATATTCGGCTGCGAAAGCTTGTCAGCAACGTAAGTATCAAGATTGACCCAGTTAGCCTTGTCCTTGATCTTTTCAAGATCAGCCTTACGAACACCGTAAACAGTTTCAGTGAGAACGCCACTGTCAACAAGAGCACCAGCAAAGGTCTTCATATCGTATGCACGAGCAACACCTTCACACTTGAAGCCGACGAGCGGGAGATAGTAGTAAGTCTTGCTATCGTCAAACTGATCAAGCTTACCAGCATCACGCCACACCATGTCATTGCTGTTCATGTGACCACGATGATTGCGGCGCTCAAGCTTGAGGATGCTCACATCCTTACCGATACCAGCAGCACGTTCCTTTACCAGAAGCGTAGAAGCCTTGTGGATCTGCGTCTTGGGGGGATTGGAAAGAGCCTTGAAGAAAGCAGTAAGCTTCATGTCAGCGTTCTTGTCAGCCTTTTCAATCACATAAACATGATCATTGCGACCGAGACCGCTTGCATTCTTCCAGTGATACTTAGCACGTTCGCTTGCACCAACCTTAGTGTCATTCACGACAAACTGCGTATCCTTAGAAACAGGGATGCCTACGTGCTTTTCGTAAGTATGCGTTTCATTGTTATACACATTGTCAAGATTGATACGAGAAGCAGTAGACGAACCATAACCGTGATTGATGTAGAACCCACGAATAACGATATTAAACTTCTTTTCAAGAGTCTTTTCGTCAAACTGGAACTTCTTAGAACGAGCATAGCGGCTGTTCGTGATCAGTGCAAAGCCAGTGTCAGTAACATACTTGTTAGTAGCTGCACCCCAAAGATCACTGTCAAGCTTCTTAGCAAGAATGTATGCCTTTTCCCAATCATTCTTGATGCTAGCAACTTCTTCTGCGACACGGTCAGCGAGGACAGCATTCAGTGCTTCCAGCTTAGCCTTAACAGCAGCAACAGTTTCGGGAATGTAGGACAGACCCTCACGAGAAGCCTGAATGTCAAGTTCGCCAATCGCAAACTCAATGGTCAGACCACAACGCAGAAGGTGACCAACATCACCGAGGTCCATGTTGCCAGGAATGTCAAGCGGGTATTCAATATTGCCCATGATAGCGTAGCTGTTACCATAACCACGGTCGTTAGCGTGAACACCCGGGATAATGTCAACATCGCTGTATTCAGGATCAATGAACGTAAACTCACCGATGCCACCGCTTACGATAGGACGAAGCTTGAAATGCTTATAAACATGCTGGGCTTCGTTGTAGAACTTGCGGAAGTCATACGAGTCTTCAACTGCAAAACGAATTTCAACACCATTCGGTTCGTTGCTGGCTTCTTCTCCCATCGGAGCGATAGAAGGAACACCCTGATCGTTGATGAAAGCAGTGAACACACGCTTGATACCAGCTTTAACTGCAACGATAGTGAAGTTGTCGGTATAGCTGAAAGCCGACTTAGAACCAAGACCCAGGCCACCAATCAGTTCGTCGGTAGCAGTCTTAGTGGATTCAAAGTAAGTAGTGAAGATATTACGAACCTGCTGTTCGTCAAGACCCACACCATAG